GCTTAAATCATTTTTACGACCAGATCCAGGTGCTGAAGTATAATTATTTCCTGTTGCTGGATTAATAGATTTACCAACATTTTGAACAGTAGAAATATCTCGATCACATACTATGGCGATTCCAATGTCGTTTACTTGCGGATCTAAAATAATTCCGTTAGCCCCACCTTGTATACGCATATATGGAACATTATAAATTATTCCATGAGGCCATGAATTTCCAGCTCCATCAACAGCATTAACTAAAATTTGAACATTTACAGTTCCAACTGGCGATAATCCACCAGCATTAGAAACTGCTATAACTTGAACAGGAATAGAAGTTCTTACTTTAGATATAGAAGATTTTATAATAAAGTTAAGTCTATTAACCTCTGTTGCCATATCAGTAGCAACAAGATTTGTTTGAACTCCACTATTAGTTTTTTGCGACATAAGGCTGTGGACTTAATCTGGAAGTGGTAAACCAAGACCCATTAGGAGTTAATGTGCTTAACTCATGAGTTGCCATTTGAATAGGCCAAGGGCCATTTGATTTTGGAATAACTGATTTTAAATTTACTATTCTTCCAATCAAATTTTCAGGACTAAATTCTTGTTTAATCATAAATCCGGCTGCCCAATAAGACGGATAACCAATTAATCCAGTAACAGGAAATAATTATACTTCAGCACCTGGATCTGGTCGTAAAAATGATTTAAGCGACATGATATACATTCAAACTATCATTGGCGCAGCTCCAACTCAGTATGTACAGTTTAATAGCACAGGGATTACAATAACATCGCCAACTACTGTTACAATCAACGCTACAAACATAAATATTAATGGCAAACTTACTGTTGTAGGGGATGTTGAAACAACAGGAACATTGAAAAATAACACTAAACTTGTTGGCTCTACACATACACATAGCGGTGTAACCACAGGATCTGGGACTACAGGAGCGCCAACTTAATGGCAACTATACAAAATACTTTATTGCTGGATCAATCAGCATGGGATTTAGTGCTTGATGTAAATGGCAATATAGCTCTTGCTGGAGTTCCTTATTCTATTGCACAAGATGTTGCATCAGCAGTAAGAACATTTCTTGGTGAATGTTGGTACAATACCGAATTAGGATTACCATATTGGCAACAAATATTAGGAGATTTTCCACCTTTACCTTTTATAAGCCAGAAAATTGTAGCTACAGCTTTAACAGTTCCAAATGTCGTTTCAGCAAAAGTTACTTTTACTTCTTTTAATAATCGTGAATTGGCTGGACAAATTTTAATTACAGATACAGATGGCGCAACTAATAATGTTGCGTTTGGAGGGTAAGTGAGTACAAATGTTCCTCAAATACAGTGGTCAAACGGATCTCCCGTATTACCTTCTGAACAAGATATTTTAGTTGGAGTTCAAGCAGATATTAACGCAGCTTTTGGTGGCGGTGTTAATTCTGGACTTACCACTCCACAAGGACAAATAGCACAAACTGAAACAGCTATTATTGGCGATAAAAATAGTGAAATAGCTTATATATCCAATCAAGTAAATCCTTCAATGGCTTCTGGTATTTGGCAAGATGCTATTGGTTATATTTACTTTTTAACTCGTATTCAAGCTGCCGGAACAGTTGTAAATTGTAATTGTGTTGGAGCGGTTGGAACGGTTATTCCTGCAGGTGCTGTAGCTAAAGACACAAGTGGTTATCTTTATTCTTCAACTGCTGAAGCAACTATACCAGCTACAGGAACAATTAGTGTTCAATTTCAAAACCAAACTACTGGCGCTATAGCTTGTAACATTGGTGCTTTATCTATTATTTATACGGCTGTTGCTGGGGGGGATACCGTAACTAATCCAACAGCAGGAGCATTAGGAAATGATGTTGAGTCAAGACAAGCATTTGAAGCAAGAAGATCTGCTTCTGTTGCTGCTAATTCATTAAATTCAGTTCAATCAATTTATGGTGCTTTAGCTGCTTTATCTAATGTAATTGATGTATTTGTAATTGATAATCCAACTGGATCTTCTCTTAATTACGGAATCACAAATTACTCAATTCCATCTAAATCAATGTGTGTAAGTGTAGCTGGAGGAACTTCTTCTACAATAGGGGAAACTATTTGGAACAAAAAACCACCAGGTTGTGGTTATGCAGGAAATACAAGCACAACTGTATATGATACTAATTATTCTCCTGCGGTTGGATACACAGTTACTTGGCTAACGCCAACATCAACGCCAACATATTTTGTTGTACAAATAGTAAACAATGCTTTGCTTCCTGCTAATATTATTCAATTAACTCAAAATGCAGTAATTGAATCTTTTAATGGTTTAGATGGATTAGGATCTGCTGTAGGTATTGCTCAAACTACTTATTCAGGAAGATATTACGCCAACATTAATGCAATTAATTCTAATGTAAATGTAAAAGAAGTATATTTAGCAAGTGGATATAATAACTCTGTGATTGCAACATCTTTTGTTGTAGGACAATACTATACGATTAAAGCTTTAGGCTCGACAACACAAGCACAATGGAATACGGCAGCTGGAACAATAGGCGTTACTTACGCAGTCGGAAGCACTTTTCTTTGTGTAGCAGCCGGTGTAGGAACTGGAACGGCATTGGCGTATTTTTTATTAGTTCAATTTGGAATAGACCAGCTTCCAACACTTGCAGCATCTAATGTAACAGTGAGCTTAATCTAATGTTAAACTGGGATGAAACACTTCTAAGTCAATATTGTGCTTCTCCAACTATAAAAGCACTTTTAGAGTCTTTTAATGATGCTGTTGAACCTACTACAGATATAGCTAATTTTTACATTAATATTTGGAATGTTAATACAGCAGTAGGAAATGGTTTAGACATTTGGGGTCAAATTGTAGGCGTTTCTCGTTATCTTACAACTGCTGCAACAAATTATTTGGGATATGCAGAAGCAAATAGTGTTGGAACAGCAGCGCAACCCTATAATCAAGCTCCTTTTTACTCAGGAACATTGGCAACTAATACTTTTGCTTTAACAGATGATCAATATAGACGGTTAATTTTAGTAAAAGCAGCTGCAAATATAATTAATCTTTCAGTTCCATCTATTAATACTTTATTAAGAGCTGAATTTGGTACAAGTGATGGCACAAATCCTTATGGTCAGGCTTATGTAATAGATAATCTTAATATGACTTTTACATATTATTTAAAATTTGTACCAAGTGATTTGCAACTTGCAATCATAAATAATTCTGGAGTATTTCCAAGACCTGCTGGCGTTCAAATGCTTGTAGCACATTTATAGGATAAATCATGCAAAGTTCAAACATACCTACAAAAATACCATTACCTTTTGCTTATAACGCTGGAGTTGGTTATAAAAATACTATCCCTACTGCTTCTCAAATTGGCGTAGTAAATGGTCGAGCATCTTTAAATGATGATTTTCTTCCATTAAACTATGTTCCTATTTCATCTGGGGGTGTTCCTCCGTTTGGATCTGATGTAAATGGTATATTAAATGAGATAACTGCAATTACCCAATGGCAACAAGCCGGTGGTTTTTTCTTTTATGACTCTTCATTTTCTACCACTATAGGTGGTTATCCTAAAGGTGCTATTTTACAATCAAGTAGCAACAGTGGTTTATGGATAAGTACAGCGGAAAATAATACCACTAATCCAGACACAGGTGGCGCAGGATGGATGTCTTTAGCATTTGAGGGATCACAAGCAATTACTGTAACTACTGCTGATGTAACTGTAACTCAATTACAATCAGCTTATCCTGTGTTGATTATTTCTGGTGCAAAAACAGCAGCTAGAAGTTTAATTATGCCAGCTATAGTTGGTGAATGGATTATACAAAATAATACAACCGGAGCATTTACACTAACAGCAAAAACTGCTGCTGGTACTGGGGTAACATTGACTCAAGGGGAGTCTACATTTATTTATGGCGATGGAACAAATATTTTATTTGCCGATTCATCTAAAGTAGCAAGTTTTAACGGAAGAGTTGGAACAGTTACTTTAAATGCTACTGATGTAACAACAGCATTAGGATATACGCCTATTGGCCCTAACTTAACTGGTGCAGTTACTTCTGTTGGTAATGCTACTTCTTTAGGATCATTTAGTTCAGCACAATTAGCAAGTGCTTTAACTGACGAAACTGGAACAGGCGCTGCTGTATTTTCCGCTTCTCCTGCTTTAACTGGATTTCCAACAGCTCCTACAGCATCTGCTGGAACAAACACTACACAAATAGCAACTACAGCTTTTGTGCAATCAAATAGTTTTGCAGCAGGTACACGAGTTCCTTTTGCACAAGCAGTAGCGCCAACAGGGTGGACGCAAGATACTTCTGATAACGCTAATAACCGTATGCTTAGAGTTGTTAGTAGTGCTGGTAATGGTGTTGGTGGGTCTGATTCTCCCATAGTAAACAGCACTACAATGGTAGCTCATACACATACGTTTACTGGTAGTGCTTTAGCTGCGCATACGCATACAGATTCTGGACATCTTCACGTTGATACTGGTTCTGCGCCAGCATTTAACGCAACATCAGGTCCTGATAGCAAACAACAATGGACAGGAACTCATAACACTCAAATAGGTTATGCAAATATATCGTCTAACTCTGCTGGTACTCCAGCTGGTACAAACTCAACTACAAGTGGTGTTAGCTGGACACCAAGATATATTGACATGATTATTTGCTCTAAAAACTAATGGAAATTAAAACAATATTAACATGTCCTTTGGGTAGTTCCTGCGAAGAGGTAAAAGACGGAGCAATTCATCGTTGTGTATGGTACACCAAGTTAGTTGGTACTAACCCAAACACAGGTGAAGTTATGGACGAACACGGATGCTCGATTGCATGGTTACCTATGCTAATGATTGAAAATTCAATGCAACAAAGAAGCACCAGTGCAGCGGTTGAGTCTTTTAGAAATGAGATGACTTCAGCGA